AACTTTTTTAATAAAGTAAGATGGTATACCCGTTTGATTAACAGCTTCACCTGCACCACCTAGTGCTTTTAATAATGCTGCTTCATCATCATTAATATATGCTAATGATTCGCCCGGAGGTGCCATCATCTCTGCATCTTTTACGGAAACATCACCACCTTCTGCAAAACTACCTTCATATGAAGCAGCTGTACCTGGGTCTGAATACTCACTAAAACCTGTGTCTGCTCCACTGTCATCCGTTATAGAAACTAAATCAGATGGAGGAACATACTCTCCTTGAGAAGTTACAGCTCCAAAATTTGTTGGTGGCTGTGGCTCTGATTCTCCTCGTATAACTCTTTGAACAACAGGTCTAGTCACACTACCAAGTAGTCTTGATCCTATAACTCTTCTTGCAGCGTCAACCTTACTTAAACCACCAGTCGCTACTAAAGTAGCAATATCTCTTACAACACCAGGCCCTTCTCTTTTTACTACTTCTCCTAAAGGTCCTAATACCCTTCCAACTAATGGATTAGAAAGATCTCTTTCTTCTTCTAATCGTGAAGAAAGACCCCCTTCTTCTAATAATTGTCTCGCTATTTGTGATCTAGTTATTGCCATTTTTTCACACTACTTGGTTTTAGGGAACAAATCAAGCGCAGGCATGATTACTTTTACATCCCTTCTAATGTCCTCTTCTAGCACACCTTTTGACTTCCATTCGTCCTCTGTTTTATATATCTCTCCTGTTTTCTTGTGAGATATTGTTGTTATTATTTCTTTTGGTTTTACCTCTAACATTATGATGTTACCTCTCTTGGCTGTATTTGTAGTATTGAAGCTATAACGTGCAGCTCATTCGCGTCAGAGGCTTGTACTTTTAATATCTCACTTTCTTGCATAACAAGAGGTTGAGTTAAAAGTTCCACTGTTGTGTTAGTATCTACCGCCTTTGTTTTAAACAAACTAAATATGTTAGAGCTAGCATCAACTAGAGTCACCGTTATATTACAGCTAGATCCAGCATCGTTAGAGACTAATATTGATTTTACCACAGATACGTTAGCCGAGGGCACTGTGTATAGAGTGGTTAGATCAGTGGTTGTTAAATCCGTTTTTGCATTTATAAAACTATTTGCCATTAATTTAAAAAGAAGTTTTCAGCTTCTACCTCATCTTTTAAGTCTTGTTGATACGTAGTATTTAATTTATTAATGATACCATCAATATCTCTAGCTTGTGACTCTGATATTGTATAATCATATTCTATACTAGGTCTTGTAAATGTTTGCACTATCTTCGCCATTATCTATATCCATTTGTTTTCTGGTACCAAGAAATCATTGTGTACCTTGTTCCTTTTACTTGTTCAACTCCGTGTAAAATTTTTTTACTGTTAAAAAAAATAAAATCTCCAATATTATTTTTAATAAATTTGTCTTCTACAATAGTTCTTCCACCTTTATAATTTGAGTTTAAATAACAAATACAAGTATAATCATTCTTTTCTACAGCCTCTCCATCGTAATGGTTTTTCATAAAAGAACCATCAGGCCATTTTACTACCTGTAAATAATTAAATTTAACATTATGTTGTTTAGTAACAAAATCTATTAGTTTATCTCTAAAAGGAATTTTTTCATCTTGTAATAAAAAAGTATTATTCCATTGTTTTATTTTATCTTTGTTAGATTTAAAATAATCTATAATTTTTTTACATTCTTTTTTTGAAAAAAATCCCATAGCTTTGTTAACCATCTTTGCCATTATCTTCTACCATCCGGTTGTATATCTAATCTAAACGTTCCAATTTTCCAATCTTGACCAGTGCCTGTATTTTCTACTTTTAAAGCTACTGCTCTTCCTCTAGCTCTGGTGTCAACCTTTGTTGTTGATGATGTGATAGTAAAAGGCCCTAACGAAGAACTAGCCGCTGTATCGTTAGAGTAGTTTTTTAAATTTAACGTAACTTGTGTATTACCTGTTTGAGATACAAAGTCAGGTATAAATCTTCTAACCTTCATTAAAAACTCTCCATCTCCTCTAAAAGTTGCTGTTCCTGACACCTGTCCTCTTTGAAGTTGTTGAGTAATATCAAAATCTCCTGATAATATATTAGCTGTGATTGCAGTTATTGTTCCGTTTTTATTTTGATCAGTTCCTGTTTCATGTTCATAGTAGGCTGTTCTTCCTTCTGTATTACCCACAACATCAAACGATGTATCAGTGTCGGCATCATAATCAAGAGCATGAGGTAAACCAAATACAGCTGAATCTTTCCACATAGTTCTATCTAATGTGCCAATAGTCCACACAGGTCTTTGTGGTGATGAATCAAAATAATTATAACAAACCATTTTATTTACAACAGAGGATGTTGCTGACGGATAGAACCACATAATCTCACCAAACAAATTATTAAGTCCTGCAGATATCATCTGATTACCAGATGATATATTAATATCATCAAATACAAAGTCCTCTACTAAACATGGGAGTGATTCTAATTTACCGGCGTATCTAAAGAATCCGTTTTCAGATAACCAGTATGCTGCACCATCTACCTCTACAACAGCATTTTGTCCTGCAAGTCCACAGTTTGTACCAGCCTGTGTAAATGCAAAAGTAAATGGTTGACCAACAAAACGCATTAAGAATAACGCAGTATCGGTATAAACATAAATTGCATCTCTACCTCTAATGGCTCCTCTGATCTGTGATCCGTCGGCCAGTCTCTGTGTGCCAGCTGTGTTGGTTGCTGTTGGCGCATACGTGTTAATATCCTCTTGGTCCGAAAATCTAATAAACATATCGTCTTGTGTAGTTTTATTACCGATAGTTGTTTCTGTTCCAAAAAATACCAAGTGTCTATCCGGTGTTGATACCACCATGTGTCTTGAGGCTGTAGGAGCTCCAGATATAATCGTGCATCGTGTGTCGGTAGCATTGGACAAAGAAGAATCCCATTCAAACACTTCACCATCATGAATTAAACAAATAGCTTTATCACCAAAATTATCCAGTGACCACATGCCAGGCTCTAATACTAAATCTCCGGATGCTGCTTCTCCCCAAGCTACGAAGTCAGTTGTATTCGTTACAGTCGCTCCGTCGCTGTGAGCGGCCCTTGTTGTGCCTCTTACAGCTCTGGTAATCCCTGTTAAAGTTGTGCCACTTGTGACACCAGTGTAAGATATTTCTTCTGTTCCTACTTTTATAAAATTTGTTCCTGAACTTGGAAACTGTGATGCATCGGCTAAAACAATACTAGTGCCTGACCCTCCAGTTCCAAAAGCATTGTCTCCTAAAGCACCATTCAATGTGCTAGTTACGGCATTAGATGCTTCACCACCCCAAGATCCTAAGCCCCAACCAAAACCTTTTTCTTGAACAGCAGATCCAACAGGATAATAATGTTGTACTCTAATACCTCCAGATGTGGTTGCTCCAGATCCAGTTTCATTTGATGGCATAGTGATAGTAATCGTTGTATTTGTAGGCACAGTCGTTACCATAAATTTTTTATCATCAAAATCAGAGGCACTAAAATTAGATCCGGTAATAGCTGTAAAATTATCTAAAAGAATAATGTCTTGTGGGTTGATACCATGTGCTGAAGAAAAAGTTATGGTTACAGATGCTGATCCGTTGGTTGTGGTAAATGCATTTGTAAGTGTTGTTGTAGATTTAATTGGGTGTATGTCGTAAAATACACCGCCCGAGTAAGCGTATAAAATTCTGTTTGTTCCTATGATGGCGTATCTTCTACCTAAACTATTAACAAAATGGTGTAATCCTCTACCTGCCCCCGTCAATTCATTCTCATTAACGTTTCCTAACTGGCTCCAACCACCTATTTTTTCTGGAACCCCATATCTAAAACGCACATTATCACAGTCTATCCACTGACTCTCTGCAGCTGTGGGTGTGATTTGTTTATTTAGACCAGGTAGAAAGTTTATCTTCTGTAGCATAAAACCTAGAATATATTAGATTTTATTGTATATCAACGAATTTTTAACTTTCAAAATAATTGAAATTAATCAAATATTTAAAAGTATCTATTTTGGATGGCTTTCCTCTGTGTGGAATACGGGTATCAAACACCACTATTTTATTAGCTTTAGCCTCAACAAATTTAATTTCTTCCCCCATTTTAAATTCTGTGCCACCATCAAAATCGTTTAAATACAATATGGCTGTTTTACAATTAAAAGGATAGTCAGTATGAAACCCATCAGAGCTCCATTTATCATCAGAACTATGTTGATAAAAAGGGCTAATAAGCATATTAGCTTTTACTTCAACTACAGCACTTGAATTTAAAATTTTTAAAATAGGTATTATATATTTAAAATAATAGTCTGTGTTTATTCTGTGGTCGTTATAGAAAGAGTGAGTAAAAAATCCTAAGTCTTTAGGAGAGGTCATATGATCTCTTTTAAACCATGCAAACTCAGATTTAACAATTAATGTCTGTAGATCGTTAAAAAAATTTTTATCTAAAAAATTTTCTATTATCTTAATTTCATGATCAGGTGGTGGTAAATCTAGTTTCATCTTTCTATTCACTCAACATATACTATTTAATATTTATGTCAATATTACTTAGGTATTATTATATTCCAATCTAAATCATCCATTAAATCATCAAAATACAGTGTTTTTAATTTTTTTACTTTTAAGTATTTATGTAATTCTTCAATATCAAACACAACCCAATAACTATCGGTTTCAAAAACCATTTTATCAGCTTTAGTTTTTAAAGACCCCTCTTTACCTATTTGACCATTTGGTAATTTACGCATAT